TGTCTTGTTCCACCAGTATCCATATTACTAATCAACATCTGTCCGTTTAAGTTAATATCATATTGACCTGAACCTGACACATTTAATGAACCTGTAATTCTTGTTGTTCCATTTACATCTAATGAACCTGTTATTGTTTGGTTTCCTATAAATGTATTTGAACCTGTCGTTGCGAAAGAACCTGTGTTTGTAAATGATACAGGTAGTCCGTTCACTAAAAACGAACCTGATATATTAACCGTATTTGTTGATACTTGAATAGGTATGTTATTACCCAAACCATCTTGTAATGATTGTGTTGTTGCGGTTACACCTGTTGTGCTGTCCGCCAACTTTATTAAACCTTGATAGGTCTGTGATATATTATTACCGAATAATGTGCTCATAGTATATTTTAATTATAAATTGGATATGGGTCTTCCCAATTAAAGTTTGCGAATTGCCAATTAACATTTGCTTCGTTCCAAACTAATGGGTCTCTACAAATACCAGGGTCGTAATACACAACCATTATTGCTTCATCATTAGGACTTATGTAGGATATAAAACAAGTTGGGTCATTATAAACTACCGCCTCGCTAAAAGGGTTGTCGTCTATATATTCAGTAAAACAAATCTCTTCTTGTGGGACAATTCCCAATCCTGTTTCTACCATACTATTTGAAAGTAATGGGTCAAGATTTGTAGAACTAACCTGGTCGTATATAGTATATCTATATTGACCTTGTTGTAAATGAATATTACAGGTTGAACCTGTTAATACTTCTGGATTTAATGGGTAAGATGTAAATGTAAATGTATCATACCTACCTGCGTGTGGAACTGTTGCGTTAAAAGGAATAAAGTATTTCTTTTCCTTTGTCTCCAAATTAGTTAAGACCCACAGGTAATTAGGATTATTTAATTCACTTTCATTACTTACCGTAACATCACAAGAGTTTAACGCGTTAATATTTAAGTGTAACATATCTAATTATAAAAAAGGGCGGAACTATCGCTCCACCCTATTTGTGTTTTTATTTTTTTATTAAGCAGGAACCACAGGAGTAATACCTGTTAATACCGCTTGTATTTGTGATGTTCCGTAAGGTGCCGCAACATTAACAAAGTTTGCTGGATTTGCTTGTAAGAAAGTTAAAGTTACATCATAACCTTGTCTATCTGTGTAAGCAGTTCCACTCGCTAAATTAATTGCTGTCGCGTCTCCTCCGTTAAAATCCGCACCGAATAAAAGAAACTCATTTTTGTTTGTTTTAACAATTGCTTGAATTGTTCCACTCTTCGCTAAAAGAGAAAATTGGTTTCTTAATTGTGGTGTAAAATCTCTAAACAACGCTGTGATTGTTTGAGTATATACAACAGTTCCCGTTGCTGGGTCTGCTGCCATATTTTCTGTAAAGTTACTACCGCCTCTGTATAATTCAAACTCCACTAACGAACCACTACCACCTATGTTGGTAATTTCTTGTGTGTCAGTTGAAGCACCAGAGTAAGTAATTCCTGTGATAGGTGCTGAAAAGATGTATAAGGATTGGATACCTGATACACCACCTTTACAACCTAATCCATAAGCCGATGATACTGCGCAACTCATATATTTTTATATTTTATTTTTTTCTATTTATTTGTTTTTATTAAGTGGGGAGAAATTAATCTCCCCCTTAAAATTATATTTAAGCTAAACCGTTAGATAAGATTTGGTCTACACCTGTTTGAACCCCTATACGGAATTGACATTTCATTCTCACTTGCTGATTATCAAGGCTATACCACATTTTGAATTGACCGTAGTCGCTTACTAAATCTGTTCCCATAAAGAAATTGTTTTTCTTTGAGATAAAGATACGGTTAGAACCATTCAATCCTCTTACTGGAACGATTTGGAATAAAGTTCCTGGATGTAATATCGGTGTTTGTCCGTTACCTGCGTCGTAGTAGAAATAGTTTTTATTTCTTAACCACTGCGTGTATTTAGTAAAGTTAGCCCAAGACATACAAATCATACCATCTTGTGCTGCTAACAAATAATCTTCACCTTGTGCTAACATCAAGTCAATACTATCACCGATGTTTGCTGCGGTTACACCTGACGCTGCTGCTACATAAGTAACATTATCACCTGTGTAACCTGTTCCTGTTAATTGTAAGAAACCTGCGAAACCTGTTCCACCTGTTGTAGCTTGAAAGGTCATTAACTCTACCGCTTCCTTAACTTGTTGAACCTTGTAATTTACAAGATATTCAGCAAATGGAATATCGTTAGGGCTATCATAATATTGACCTGGCTTCAACAAAGTTTGATACCAGTATCCTTCTAAATCATCTACGCAAAGTTCTTCTTGATATTGTTTCTTTACTGATGTAATTGATTTTTGTGTGTATGATGTTGTTTGACCGCTGTTTGCTGGATCCCAACCACAACCACCTTCTAATTGATGTAATGTAGAAGATAAGATGTTTAATTCTTGTGTTCCTTTTACATTTGGAACAACTGTGATTAACGAAGCAAAGTCGCCTGTTAAAATTGTTTCACTAATTAAAGTGTTTGTTTTTTGTTCGGTATATTCTTGTAGACCAGACAAATTGAAATTAAAGTCGTATTTTTTTAAGTTACTCATTTTCTTTTTGTTTTATTTTATTTTTTTATTTATTTTTTATGTGCCCTCTTAACGCTTCTAACATTTGAACGCGGGGATTATCACCTGAACCAAATTGATATTCAACTGGTTTAGAGTTTCTTTTTAATGGTTCTGCTGCTGGTTCTTTCTTAAACTTACTAAACTCTTCTTTCATAGTTTCTTGTTTATCAGTAACCGACATTACCTTCTTTTTTAAATCACTCATTTCTTCCATCATCTGTTTCATCATACCGTGTATTGTTTCAATATTTACAACACCTGTATCCTTAATAACATCTTTTACGGAAGCCATATCACCTTCTTCACCTTCGCTTGCGTCATCTTCTTCTTCATCAACCTCAATTGCGTTCTTTTCAACTGGTTTAACCTCTATGATTTTACCACTTTCATCAACAACAACAACTGAACCTGACTTTAACTGATGTTCGCCCGCTGGTGGTAATAATTCTTCACCATCTTTAATGATACGCAATTCAGCACCAATAGCGACAGCGTCGCCTGATATACTAATTTCTGTTCCATCAACGAGGCTATCTTTTACCATTTTAACATTTTCTGCCATAGTTTCTTTTTTTGTTTCTTCGTTTATTTGTTTTTCAGTAATTACTCTATTACCTATTACATCAGCAATTAAGCCTTTTGTAACTTTTAGAACTTTACCTTGAATAGAATATTCACCATCTTTCGCTGGTTCAATCATTCCTTCTTCGGTAATTGAGTAAAGTTCTTTACCGAGTGATAATTCACCATCTACTTCAAATTGGTTACCTTTGTCGTCTGTAATTCTCTTAAAAGAGTGTTGACTACTCCAACTGAATATCCAATTTTTAATCTGTTGTAATTTTTGTGTAGGGGTCATATTAATCTTCTTTGTTTAATAGATTTTCAATCTCTGTTAATATATATGTATCTATATCTATATTGGAGTGTTTTTTATGACTTTCGTAAAACTTTGTTAATTTACTTTCAAAATATCCCTCTAACGAGAAACCTTTTACCTTTCCATTCTCAACAAAATCATTATAGAACTTTTGGTTCTTACTACAATCAACTACCCCGAACCAAGTTCCTGGCTCACAAGTAAATCCATATTGATTAGATTTATCGTTATTAGGGTCATCAACAATCCAACTTTCAACAAGAGATACATTATCTAATGTTTGATTGGGGTTATGTTCTATGTTAGTGTTAGATGTGTTCTTGTCTCTCATATACTTGAACGCTATTTTCTTTACACTTTCTTTGGAAAAAAATACATAATATTCCTCTCTTGTGTGAGGGTCTAATCTGTATATCAACTTGTCGGGGATTAGAACAGCACCCGCCATTAAGTATTGTTTTTTTAATTCTTCATTAAACTTTTGTATCTCCTCCGCACTAAACATACCTTGTCCCGCTCGTCTAATCGTTTGTGGTGATGGGTTGTTTGCTGTTGCTTCGTTTAGATTTGACCCTGCTATGTTTGCTGCGTCTCCTCTGTCTTGTTCGCTAATGGTCTTATACTTACCTGTTGGAACACCTTTCTTATCAAACACTTGTTGATAAACTATCTTTACAAAGATATGGTTACAATTCGGCCCACCAAAGCGGAAGAAACTATTACCCCAACTTGATTGTCCGTATTGTTGGAAACCATTTAGGATTTTGTTTATATCTTCAAGACGATAGGTTTTATTAGCGTTAATCATCTCCTTACAAAACTTACGAGTTGTTGCGATGATTGCTGGTCTACCTGGTCTTACTGCGTATCTAAATCTTACCTTATACTTTCCTGTTCCATCTTCATAGTCCATTACAGATTTATCGTTTAATACATCTGTGATAGGTCTTGCGTTAATGTCTGTTGTTGCGAACTTTTCCTTTATAAAGTTTGGTGATATATCTACTGGTTCAACTGATTTAATACTATAACCTTTCATCATAAAAGATTGGTGGTCTTCACCCATCTTACTGAATTGTTCTAATACCTTATCTTGTTCCTCATCTGTTAAGACAATTTCTTTTGGTTCTTCTTCATCATCTTTGTTAAAAGCGACAAAGTCACTCTCGTGTGCGGGACGACTTACCATTGCCAAAAAATCACCCCCAGCCATTTCTTCTTCATCGTCTATAAATAATTCTACTATTTTCATACTATTATATATTGTTTTATTTAGATTTTAGACCTTTGTTGTATTATTCTGTCTGTCTCTTGTTGGGACGACATTTCACTTGCTACTACATAGGTTTTGAATATCGGTGGTTCACTATTATTATTAATATTACCATTAAATCCTGAATAGTTGTAGTCCCTTGCTCCACCACCTAACGCGTTGATTGTTTCTAATTGTGGTCTATACATCTGTGTTGAAGCTCTATTCACCACAAACTCTCCACCTTCTAATTCACCAAATGGTGTTGCTATACCACCCATAGCGTGTGTTGGCCCTTGTAATACACCACCCATCGCCTTTCTAATTCTAACCTCTGGAACATCTACTGTTGGAACTGAAACCGCTGTAATTTCTCTTACTGTTTTAAGACCTGTTGCGATAATAGTTGCTACATTCACAACCTTTGTAATAACATCAAATGGTGATGGTAGTGTTGATTTTTGTTTAATCGCTTCACTCGCACCCACATAAGTATTAATCAACGCCTGTGATATACCTAACGCCTTACCCGCTAATGTCTCTTTACCAACCAAATCACTTAACGCACCTAACATATTCGCTACACCTTGTGCTTGTTCTATTTGTTGTTTATACTCTTTATCATTAATTGACATTCTCGCAGTAGCGTTCGCGTCTTTTGTTTTGGTGTAGGCTAACTCAATCTGTTGTTTTTTAAGTGCGTCATCACCTGCGGCAGCAATTGCTTTGTCATACGCCTCTTTATCAATCGCCTCTTTCTGTGATAATAATTCTCTTTGTAATTCAAAATCACCTTCGGCTTTCGTCATTTTATAATCTAATTCCGCCTTGTCTATATCTTGTTGTGCTATTGCTTTTGCTTTGGCACTTTCAATTTCTTTTTGGTTGTTTGCTAATACCTGATTAGATAAATTACCAGCTTCAATACTAATATCTCTTAATCTCTGTATATCAGCGTCACTCAATTCAGTTTTAGATAATATCGCCATCTTCTCATCTTCAAGTGATTTGGCCCTAATTGCTTGTATATCTAACTGTGCTTTCTTATACGCTTCACTATTTTCACCATATAATATTTTAATTCTTTCTAATTCTACATTTTGTTCTGCTAATCTATTCTTTTGTCCGTCCAATAAAATCTTAATCTTATCGTCTTCTAATTTCTTTAAATCTTCTTTTTCTTTCTTTGTCTTCGCTTCAATTGCGTCTGTGTCCGCTTTAAGTGCGTCCTTTATCGCCTTTTCTCTATTTTGTTTTTGTAGTTCTAATTCTTCCGCTGATTTTTTAGTTCCCTTATTTTCTAACTCATCTTTCTTTTCAAGATATTGTCTTAATAATTTTTCATCTGTATCAACCTTATTCTTTTCTAATTCAATCTGTGCGTTTAATTTATTCTTCTGTGCTTCCAACGCTTTACTCGCAGCCTCTTTTGCTGACGCTGCCACCTCATTATCTATCCCTTTTAATGTTGCTGCTGTCTTCTTACCTATCTTTGATGAGGCTGCGTCAATCTCGTTAATCTGTGCTAATTGTTGTAATAGTGCGTCTTTCTTCTCACCATTCAAAGCCTTGTTTTGTAATTGTTGATTGATGAAACTTTTTAATCTCGCACTATCCGCCTTTTTAAGATTTTCAATTTCTGTGGTAGTTAAATCCATATCCACCGCCATTTGTTGTGCTAATAATCTCGCTTTCTCTAACGCAATTCTTTTACCCTCTTTCGCTGTCGCCTCTTCAATCTTCGCTGCGTCCATTACCGCCTTTCTTCTTTCTTCAATAGATTTGGTGCTGTCCGCAGCAATTTCTCTTGCTTCCGCTAACGCTGCGTTGGATAGTGATTGTTGATATTCATACTCTGCGGTTGCGTCGTCTAACTCATTCGTTCTATCAGCCATATCACTTAATATGTCTCCAAAACCTTTTCCACTATCACTTGCTGAACTAAATATATTAACTAATCCTGATATTCCATTTGCTACCGCCTCTACAACTGTTACTACTGCTGGTAAAATTAAGTTTGCTAACTTACCCATAGTGGCAGACCATACATCTAATACCTTATTTAATGGTTCCATTACACCATCAAAACTCTTCATCTTCTCTACCACCGCAGCAATAATAGTAGCCAATAAACCTAACATAGAGGTTTTTATTGCCATACCAATATTACCGAACGCTTTACCTAAACCTTGTAATGACTGACCGAACACTCCTACAAGACCTGGTGCTCCCGCCAAAGTTTGTAAATAAGTTTTAGAACTATCCTGTGCTTTACCAAACGCCTTTTCAGTCCTTGATAATTCATTTGATAATTCCTTAAACTCTTTACTACCTATTGGTGTTCCCGCTAATTTGGTTCTTAACGCACCAATCTGTTCTTCAAATCCTGATAAAGTATTAATGGTTTTTTCTAACTGTTCGTTCCCGTCTTTTGTATCTACTGTTACTTTTACCTTAAACTCTTTAAATGACGCCATATTATTCTTTTTATATTATATATCTTTTTATCTTTATTATTTTAACAAGGGTCACAATCAGCAGACACATTACAAGGTGTTCCACAATATGTCTCGGTTAAAAATCCAGAGTTTATTATAATTGAACTACCTGTTTGGATACAGTGCGTTCTACTTGCTCCTGCTATTAAGTTTGGTGATTGTGTAGTTCCATTACAATTTGTGATTGTATAGTTTCCTGTTGTTCCACCTTCGTTCAATATTGTAATACACTCACAATCTGGCGGAGTAGGTGTATTAGTCGGCGTAGGAGTTGGTGTGTTTGTAGGAGTTGGAGTAGGTGGTGTATTATTACAAGCCTGACAACTTCCACTTCTTGTTGCTTCATTACTACCACTTGAATGGAATATTTGAACGTAATTTCCGTCATAAGACAACCAAAATGTGTTCGTTCCTAATGATGTGAAGAAA